CAGGGGGTGGGGGTAGTGGAAATCATAATGGTACAGCTGGCCCCAGTGGTGCAGCAGGCGCTGGTAACACTACATACTCTTCATGGGGAACAATTACAGGCACTGCAACTGAATTAGGTCGTGGGGGAGCAGGTGGTAGTTCTGGAGCTGGTTCTGATGGAACAGCAGGGACTGCTAATACTGGAATGGGTGCTCGAGGTGGTGACGATAACGCAGGTTTCGTTGGTGCCCCTGGTGGTTCTGGTATTGTTCTAATTCGCTACTTAGCATAAGGATTCTATGGCACATTTTGCAAAAGTAGAACACAGTATTGTAACAAAAGTAATCGTTGCAGAGCAAGAATTTATTGATACTGGTTCACTGGGTGATCCTAGTGAATGGGTGCAAACATCATACAACACACGTTGTGGTATACACTATGGGGCAGATGGACAACCTGATGGTCTACCAGCTTTACGTAAAAATTACGCCAGTGTAGGAAGTACATATGATGTACAACGAGATGCTTTTATTCCTCCTAAACTTTTTGAATCTTGGATTCTTAATGAGGATACGTGTCAATGGGACGCTCCTGTTCCAATGCCACAAGATGATAAGCAATACGTTTGGAATGAACAAACTACCTCTTGGGTAGAAATTAATTAAGGAATAAAATGAGTATTGCTCGTTATTTATCAAAACTTGGAGCATTGCTTAATAGTAATGGACAAGTGCTCACTGCGGGCGTAGCAGATGCTAATATTACTAATACTAAATTAGCAGCTAATTCAGTATCTTTAGATAAGATGGCTCGAGTAGGAACTGCTGGACAATTCCTTACATCAGGAGGTGCTGGCGCTGATCCAACATTTACTACTATGACTAATAGTTATATTGGTCAGAATTATCAATTATTTGTAGGTTCTGGTTCTTTTACTGTTCCTGCTGGAATTTCTAGTTTGAAAATTTCAGTTGTTAGCGGTGGCGGTGGAACATCTGGTTCTTATGGTGGAACTGGTGGATTCGGGGGGTTTTCCCAAGGCGTTTATACTGTTACTCCTGGTGCAGTTCATACTGTAACTGTTGGAGGTGGTGGGGCATCTGTTACAGCTGGCACTCCTGGATCAGGAGGAACTTCTTCATTTGGAAGTTTAATTTCGGTTACTGGAGGTGCAGGACGGACAAGTGGAAGTGCAAAACCTCTTTGTGGATCAGGAACAAATGGAACAATTGTTAATTTAAAACAATCTATTTCTGCTCCTTTCTCTCTTCCCATATTTAGTGGAACTTTTTATAGATACGGTACATGGTCTACAAGCAGTTTACCAGGTATTGCATGGTCTCCTACTCTTCAAGGAAAAACAAGTGAAACTTCAGCTCAAGATACATTAAGTCTTGCCCCAGGAGCAGCAGGAGCTACTCATACTGAGGGATGCAGTTCTTTCTTTAACGGTGGTGTTGGTGGTGTTGTTTTAGTGGAATGGTGATATGAAAAAAGTATTAATTTGTCCAATTACTCCTATAGAAGCAGGTTATCGAGTTGTTGAAGTTAGTAATGAAAGTTTTGAAGTAGCTTTACCTTTATTTTGGATTGATTATCCTGAGACTATTGAACCTACTAAATATTGGTTTGACCCTAGTGACAATTCATTAAAAGAAATTCCTGAAGTTATTGAAGATATAATTCAACCAGTGACAACAGGCTCTCAAGAACTATGATTCAGATAGTTGCTCCCACTCATCAAGTTGTTTATGATGGAGCTCAAATAAACGTGTATCATGCTAATAAAGGACAAGGTCTCCCAAAGCATAAACACGTTTATTCACATTTAACAATGGTACATGCTGGTTCTATTATTGCTCGTAAAGAGAATAAAGAATTAATCATTACTAAAAATACTCAACCAGTCAATCTCGTTGCTAATGAATGGCATGAGCTTGAAGCGCTGGAAGACGGAACAGTTTTTGTTAATGTCTTCTCAGAAGGAAAATATTAATGAAAATCGAAATCTCTCATAATGAAATCTATGAGCGATTGCTAATTGTTGAGCAAGAGGTTCATAATTTAAAAACTGAAACTCAGGCTATGGTGGAAGCTTTTCATGCTGCTCAAGGTGCATTTATTGCTCTTGAGTGGCTTGCTAAAGTGGTTAAACCCATTATTTATTTGGGTAGCATCTTCACAGCAATTGTGTTGTGGTGGAACCATCAATGATTATTGAATCAATCATCGGTGCCTTGGTCCCTATTGGGGCTGAGGCAATTAAACAAGCAACAACTAAATGGTTTGGAGGTGTACAACCTACAACCATTGAAGATAAACTAAAACTAGATGCAAGCGATATCGAACGCCTTAAAGCACTTGCTGCGCTTGATCAACCAGTTGGAACACCGTCTCAATGGGTGGTGGATTTACGCGCTTCTGCTCGCTATATTGGAGCGTTAGCCGTAATTAGTTGTGGCATTGGCACTATGTTTATTACAGGACTCCCTCCTGCAGTTTATCCTACAGCTCTCGAAGCTGCCAATATTGCATTCGGTTTTCTTTTTGGACAACGAATTGTAAATAGCTGGGGTAGTAAATGACATTTAAACTTTCCCAACAATCCCTTGATAAGATGAAAGGGGTTGATGCCAATCTGATTAAGGTTGTTAAACGCGCTATAGAGATCACCACAGTGGACTTTAAAGTGTTAGAAGGGGTACGTACCTTAGAACGTCAAAAAGAGCTTGTAGCTCAGCATAAGTCTCAGACACTTAAGTCTAACCATTTGATTGGCCGAGCAGTTGATTTAGGTGCTATGCACGGTCCAGACGTTTCTTGGGAAAAGCCCTTGTATTTTGAATTGGCTAAAGCCATGAAACAGGCCTCTGCAGAACTTAATATTCCTATCCGTTGGGGTGGGGACTTTAAGACATTCTTTGATGGTCCTCATTTTGAATTGGTATAATGACTAAAAAAGCCCAGATGATTGACTCAATGGGTAAATTTAGAACCCAGTCTCTCTTCCTTGAACTAGGATATAAAGATGAGGCTGTGTTCACTCTGAAGGACTTCGATCACGAGCACAATGGAGATACTTATGTGTCTTTGAAGCGTTTGTATTTAGAATGCGAAGACCCTACAGAGTATCAATTTGCTCAGGCCCACCTTATGGGGTGGAAACATTGGCAACGTATGTGTGAGAATAAAGTCTTACGCAAACATATTGACGAGTGGCGTGAAGAGCTAGAAGTTAAACTTCGTTCTCAAGCTGTCCTCGACGTAATCTCTCAAGCACGAGCAGGAACCTTCCAGGCAGCCAAATGGGTAGCCGACAGGGGTTGGGCTCAACGAGGAGCTGGAAGGCCCTCTAACGCTGATATAGAGCATGAGAAGAAGGTACAAGCACGTATTGCAGATGAATATGGTGGCGATGTAGTTCGCATGTTCCAAAAACAAGGATAAGAATGGCAACGGATGACGAGGTTTGGAGAAAACAAGCCGTATTAAAATTAGAGAAGATGCCTGAAGAGGCAAAACAGATTCGTGAAACGGCTCTCAACGACCTCTTCTTCTTTGCTAGACTTGTAAATCCTGGATATGTCTACGGAGATATCCACAAGGAATTGTTTAAGTGGATGCAGGAATATAACCTTTATGGTCAAGCTGAGGAACAAGCAAGCAATAAGCTTACAATGCTACCTCGTGCTCACTTAAAGAGTCATATGGTTGCTACGTGGGCTGCTTGGATTATTGCAAAGCATCCTGAAGTGACAATTCTTTACGTTTCTGCTACTGCTGAATTGGCTGAGACACAACTTTATGCTATTCAGAATATTCTGGCTAGTACAGTGTTTCAACGCTATTTCCCAGAATATATTAACCCGCAAGAGGGTAAGCGAGAAAAATGGAGCCAACGTAAGTTTACAATTGACCATATCAAACGTAAGTTAGAAGGTATTCGTGATGCTACTGTGTCCACAGCTGGATTGACAACTAACACAACTGGCTGGCACGCTGACATTATTATTGCCGATGACTTGGTGGTTCCAGAAAACGCTTATACTGAAGATGGTCGTGATGGAGTTATGAAGAAAAGTTCACAGTTTACGTCTATTCGTAATGCTGGTGGCTTTACTATGGCTTGCGGAACACGCTATCATCCTTCAGATATTTATTCAACATGGAAGTCTCAAGAGTTTGATGTGTACGATTTAGAAGGTACAATCACTGGTAGACAATCCGTGTGGGAAGTAAAAGAATTTGCTGTAGAAACAGACGGTGTATTCTTGTGGCCTAAGGCTATGCGAGAGGATAAAAAGTTCTTTGGATTTGATGCTCAGGTACTTGCACGGATTCGAGCTGAATATTCTGATCGCGTACAGTTTTATGCTCAATATTACAACGATCCCAATGACCCAGGTTCTAATAGAATAGACCGCAATCGCTTTCAATACTATGATAAAAAGTTTATCAAACAAGAAGGTGGGAATTGGTATTTTAAAAATAAACGACTCAATGTATATGCTGCTATTGACTTTGCTTTCAGTTTAAGCAAGAAATCAGATAATACAGCCATTGTCGTTATTGGAGTAGATGAAGATAATTACATCTACGTCCTTGACATTGTAGTGTTCAAGAGTGATAAAATCTCTGAGTATTTTAATAATATTGCATCACTACATGCTAAATGGGAATTCAAAAAGCTACGTGCTGAAGTGACTGTTGCTCAAGCAGTTATTGTACGAGACCTCAAAGATAAACTACGGGAAGAAGGCCTTTCCTTGTCTATTGATGAGCATCGTCCTACACGTAACGAAGGTACTAAAGCAGAGCGTATTGCCGCAGCTTTGGAACATAGATATGAGAATCAATCTGTATGGCACTTTAAAGGTGGATACATTGATATGCTCGAAGAAGAACTTGTTCTTGCACGTCCAGCACATGATGACATTAAGGATGCTCTTGCTTGTGCTGTTGAAATTGCAGTTAAACCTAAAAGAACAAAAGAACGAGATGAGTCGTTCAGTAATGTTGTAAGTTTCCACTCTCGCTTTGGCGGTGTAAGGTATAGATAATAAATGGCACAAAAACCCCTAGAAATTTCGTCTGCTTTTGGACGTGACAATGAAGCAAAATACATTGCTCACACATGGCATACGTATAATACACAACGTAGAGAAAAGATTGATTTGTGGAAAGAAACACGCAATTACGTCTTTGCTACAGATACTACCAGTACAACTAACAAATCGTTGCCTTGGAAGAATAGTACGACTCTCCCTAAGCTTTGTCAGATTCGTGACAACTTGCATTCTAACTACATCTCGGCTTTGTTCCCAAATGATGACTGGTTGTCGTGGCAAGGATATAGCAAGAAGGATGGTACTAAAGCTAAAGCTCGAGCTATTGAAGCTTATATGTCTAACAAGACACGAGAAGGCCATTTCCGCACAGAAATGAGCAAATGCTTGTATGACTATATCGACTATGGTAATGCCTTCTCTACGGTTGATTTTGAGGCTTCCTACATCACTAATGATCGTGGTGAAAAGATCCCTCAGTACATTGGCCCACGTATGCGTCGTATTAGTCCATTGGACATTGTGTTTAATCCTTTGGCACAAACATTCAAAGACTCTTTCAAGATTGTTCGTTCATTGAAATCTATTGGTGAATTGGAGCGTATGGCTCACGATGAACCTGAGAATATGTATTTGAAAGAAGCATTGGCTAAACGTGACAAGCTGATGAAGCATTGTAACGCTTACGGTCTTGAAGATCAGGATAAAGCTGACGGTTTCCAAGTAGATGGTTTTGGTAACTACGCTGAGTATTTGCAAAGCGGTTACTTTGAACTCTTGGAATTCCACGGTGACATTCATAATCGTACAGACAGCTCAATGCAATTGGGTCGTGTGATTACAGTTATTGATCGTATGTATGTTATTCGTAACGAAGCGATTAAAAGCTGGTCAGGCTACGCTCCGATCTCCCATGTAGGTTGGCGTACCCGTCCTGATAATCTCTGGGCTATGGGTCCTTTAGAGAACCTGGTGGGGATGCAATATCGTATTGACCACTTGGAGAACTTAAAAGCTGACGCTATGGACTTGGCTATTCTTCCTCCTCTGGTTATTGCTGGTGAAGTGGAAGACTTTGATTATAAGCCAGGCGAAGAGATTCATATTGATGAAAACGGTAGTGTAACTGAATTGGCACGTAACGTCCAATGGGTTATTACTGCTGAGAATAACATTGATAAAATTGAGATGCGTATGGAACAATATGCTGGCGCTCCTCGTGAAGCTATGGGTATTCGTTCTGCCGGTGAGAAGACAGCTTTTGAAGTACAACAATTGCAGAACTCTGCTGGTCGTATCTTCCAAGAGAAAATCACTACATTTGAAATTGAATTGCTGGAACCAGTCTTGAACAAC